CCGACGCCCCTTGGGTGGCCAGAGTGAAGAAGAATGGCCACATTGAGGTGACAAAAGAGGACATTTTCAAGATTGACACCAGTCTTGAGAAACAGAAGCAAGAATGTGTTCTTGCCGGCATCGCGATATCTGGGTGCTACCCAATGGTCACGCGAAAAGGCCTGTACTCCAAGATGCAAGCGCTACTTGGACGGGCCTTCCTGAAGAAGCCCGAGAGCTGCCCAATGGCGTGGAAGAAGATGGAGGATTTGAAACACCTCATTCTACCGAAGGGCGCTCTCGACGGGCCTCAGATGGACGTGGAAGACTGGATAGCATCCATGCCAGGGAGGAGGAAACGTGCCCTGAAGCGGGCGCACAAGCAGTTCATGGAAGACGGACAGCTTGTAGAGAAGGACTTGACTTTTTCTGCTTTTGTCAAGCAGGAACTCCTCGCGGCCTTCGAGGAGTACGAAGGACCAGTCTCCAAAGCGCTCGAGGAGACCATAGCAAGGATGATCATGGCGCCGCAAGACAAGGCCCACATTATTGCCGGACCCGTGATCAAGCCCAAGCTGATGAGGTTGAAAGCCCACTGGAACCACGACAACTGGCTATTCTACGGAGCAACAACTCCGAAGAAGCTACAGAGCTGGTTGGACAAGACCGTCGGTGTTTGCGCAGACGGGGAGGTGTTCGCCTTTTGGTGTGACTTCTCGATGTTTGACTGTACTCACAACGAGCACAGTATGAAACTCATCGAGAGTTATTACTCGGAGATGGAGACCAGCCCCCTCTTTAAGATGATCATCGACGCTTGGCGCGTGCCCGCTGGGACGATGGGGGAACTGAAGTTCAGGCTGCACCAGATAATGCTTGCTTCAGGGAGAGACGACACGGCCCTCATGAATGCCCTGTATTGTGGCTTTGCCATGGGGTTGGCAGTAGCGGCAGCAGTAAGAAACAAGTCGCTAGAAGATCTCGACTCCGAGGACATCTTGTTTGCCACGGCTTATGTTCGGATAAGCATATGTGGTGACGACACCCTCGGGTTCCTCCCTAAGAATCTGTGGTACAGGCGGGCACAGATCATGACGAGTATTGAACTCAACTTGTCACGATTTGGGCTCGTCTCGAAGTTGGACTGCTCAAATTACTTGGGCAGTGCGGTTTACTTGGGCATGCGCCCATACAACGTGCCGACCCCTTTCGGACGGCAGTGGCTGTGGGGGCGCACCATTGGTCGAGCGGCCTATAAGATGGGCTGGATGCTCGACCTGTCCAAGGGTGACGCGGCCGCGTGGGCCTATGGGGTCGCAGACTCCGTTGTGCGCACACAGCCGTATGTACCGCTGTTGTCCGATCTTGCCAGGAAAGTGGTCGAGCTGAGTCAGGGCTGCAAGCGCACGCCTGTCTTAGCGGACCCACACAAGCCCTGGACGAATTGGACACCACACGAGAACTTGGGCCAGTTGACCTATGACGACCAGACACTCCATTGTCTCGTCTTGTCATACGAAACACCCACCCACTACGGGGCTTCACAGCCGGTTTCTCCCACTATACACGATCTTCATCGTAGTGTGAGGAACATTCAGAAGATTGACCGTCTTCCATACAACTTGGAGGATTATGCGTTGCAGTGCTACTGTAACCGTGACGACAAGTAGATGACGGTCGGGAAATAACCTTTTTGATTGCTGTTTTGTTGCCAGTCAGAACCAAAGAATTAAACTGCTTCCACAATGTCACATACCGGCCTTAAATCATTGGATCAGGTAGCTCAAACTATCTGTCTCCCAAATGAGCGCGCTCCTGTGCGTCTACCCACGTACCCTTCTATAGACAAAACAGCTCTATTTCGGTACCGGTACCAAAACACAGAGAGTCTAAAAGACGACAAGCTAGTCCCACCCGGGGACCTGGACACTCTTAACATCCCTGGACGAAAACGTTTCGTCTTAAGCCGCGACCCGGCGGCCCCACTGTTGGTAGATTCTGTGCATCTCTTACAACATACGTGGGGGTTGAATCCTGGGGTTTTTGATGGGTCGATTTTTATTCGCGGGGAAAGCACTGTGCTGGTGGATACACTTGCCGGCCCGGATACAGTCCACACTGTGGACTACGAGAATTGCTACCCCATAGATTATTACAAGACCCTTCCCTCAGGAAAACTCGATGGGAAAGAGTGGTTCATGGTTCCAAGGGTACTGGATTCGCGAGGTAAATCTCAAGGATTCCTAGACCGTCTCTGTGTTGGGTTGATCACCGAGGATGGGCCCTTCCCTGCCGCGGCCAACCCGCTTGGTAATGGACTGATTAGAGTATATCACCCAAATAATGTTGCTGATGGCTCAAACATTAACATCAATGCTTCCGCTGGTGAATTGTGTTTGGATTACACGATCACCATCGAAGTAATGAATTATGTAGGAGCTGTTCAGGAGATCATAATGTCTTATGATTGGTCGAGGATGAGCTTCACTGGAGCGTACAATTTAGACCCGGACGTGTCACTGGTGCGAATTAAATCGTTGACCTACAAGGGACTCGTCCACCTTATGAGTGGGCCAAACCAGCCAGGAGGAACTGTCTCTCTGAAATCATGTTATCCGGTACTTGGACTATCAAGGTTCGGAGCACACATTCCTGAAGGCAGCCCTCCAACGTCGTTTCGTTGTTTATCTTTGCCCGCTACTCCAATCAATCCGGAGTATTACAATTCCGTCGCGCCATTTCAATCGACACGACTGAATTCATCGGCTTTGCTATTAACAAACGTGACGAAGGTGTTAAACAAGGAAGGGACAGTTCAGTCTTCCAGACTGCTGTTCAATCCTAATGCGGGGCGAACCATCCATCACGCTGATGTTGTGAGCGTCTCCACCTCAAATCCCGATACACGTTATTTCGGGGCACTTGAGAAAGGGGCTTACACCTTCACCGCGCCGGATCAGGAGAGCCTAAAGTTCGTTACTCCATATATAACTGTGACAGTGAATGACGCTGGCTCGGACGAAGGGGAAATTGTCCCTTTGACGCTAGTGGCAAAGAGATCTGTTGTGAGGCCAGTGCTAGATCTGGGGGCCAAATATTACAATTGCATTATTTGTTCCGACTTAGATAGCACTGATGACACACAATTGGCCATGACACTGGACACACATTGGGAATTTCGAACTATATCGACATTATACACCCTGGATTATTCCCGAGTACCTATGGAGGTCTACCATGCAGCAATGCTAGCTGTTGTGAAGGCTGGGTTCTTTTTCGAGAACAATAGCCACGCCGCGATTCTCAGAATGTTATCCGCTGGCGTAAAGTTTGCCGCACCGTTGATCGCAGGGTACGCAGCTCGCATACCCGCTGGATTCCTACAGGCACAAGCAACTTCAGCATTGGCAAAAGGAGCCGTTAACTTGGCTCAGTATGGTGCCAAGAAAGCATATGTAGCATACAAGGCGCGCCAGAACACCAAGAAACAGAAGCAGAAACCCAAGAACAAGGAACGTGGCAACATGCGCCAGAAGGGGCTTCGTTAGCCTCTTAGTTGCCACCACACCTTTCCCCTCCATCATTCACTCCTGACAAAGAAAACTGATGAGAGGATGGCATCCTTGAAAGCACTCAGAAAGGTGACATCTGGTCCGAGATGTATAAAAACGACCAAACCCCGTTGCAGTGCGGGTTTAAAGAAGACTGTTACTGGAACGGATTCCAGGCTCTTTTATCTTGCTTCTGGC